CCCAACTCTTTTAGCGGCGGCGATGATTTGGGCGCTCGACTGCGCGCTCGCGGAATGGATGGCTTGGGCGATCAGCGCGTTGGCAAATCCGTTGATGACGGTCGTGAGAGTGCTACCGGAATACAATCGGGCCACGCGACTCTTGAGTCTGACCTTCAAGCTCTTCCTCCCGTCGACAGTCTCCGGTGCCGTGATCTTAATGACGGCTCGGCATTGATCAACAAGCACTCGAGTGTCGTCGCGGGCGTGTCCTTCTGGGTGCAGCCCGGTGAACTTAGTGAACAACCTATCGGAGTGCGACGCGTCGCAGGACGAGATGTCTACGTTGTACCGCTTGATCCCCTCCTGTGTGTGTACAGCGTAGCAAGAGTCGTCCGAGAAGTAGACGAAGTATGCATCTTCAGGAGGGTGTATCAACGAATCGAACACTTTCTGTAACTCCTCCGCGGTGGGACTCTTACAGAAGTGCAACCGCGTAGTTCGATCTCCGGTGGTTAGTAAGATGTCCTCCTGTACAGCCTTCTTGTCGAGAGCTGTGCTCCAGGCCCCTTGTAGAGATGCTTCAACCCCGAGATCACCGATGGTGCGGCCCGTCTTCCCCGGTTTTCCGATTTCGACCGTCTTAAGCTTGTAGCCAACTTCCTGGAGGCGTAACCACAACCGCTCTCCGTAGTTGTTCGCCCGTGCGGCGTAACCGGCGATACGCAAATTCCGCTTCGGGTGGGGATCGCCGTGATGCAACCGGGCGGCTTCCTCACGTCCGAGCCAGTTTTGGAACGCTTTGGCATATCTGTCGCGCAAGACGTCGAACAACTCGCAATCGCCGTTGAGGAAGGCGGTTTGCTGATCTATGTAATCCTGTTGGATTGAGTTTCCGTCCTCGTCACATCGATCGACGAGCATGCGTTGATTGAATGCGTTATTGAGCGAGTAATTGGAGTTAGCGTGTATAACTCCGTTGTGCGCCACAGCGTTCCATCGCGTGCGATAACTCCCGTCCCGGGATATGCCGGGAAGTGGCACGACTCCCGTCTCGCCGATTGGGTCTGGGAAATTGAGTCCGGTTTCTGGCGAGTAAAACTCACCGCCTGTCACGACCTCGAATTGTCTAGGGTCGATTTTCTTGATTCTCGTGGGAACTACATTGGTCGGGGCGAACCTATAAGGTCCTATATTGGCGTTCCCGCACCAATGCGCCCTCACTGCCGAAAAACCGGCAACCCTTTAGTGTTGGAGACGAAGCGCTCTTGTCGCGCGGCCAGTATCAACCTTCTCTGCAAATAATAGGAGATGGTGTCCTCCACGATGCAGCCGTCAATCTTCG